ACCATCGTGTAGCAACGTCCTGCAAAGTGTTGCTATTACACGGTTTTTCAAAATTTGCGTTTTCTATCGTCGAGTAAAATAGTTGAACTTTTTGTAAAGGAGTTGAATTATTGTTGAACTTTTCAGACAACCTCTGTTCCTCGCTCTAAAATATCAAGATATTCCGCAAAAGCATACAGTTTATTTCGAGATTTCTGAGGTGTACAATCTTGCAAAATACCCATCTGGCAAAACGTCTCTATTATGTTTCCAGCGGTCGGATTAGAAACGCCAAGCATTTTTTCCACATCTGAACGCTTTATAAATGGTTGCTCAAATAGGTAGTCTAACAGTCGCTGATAATTGCTATTCCCGTTATCCATAGAATACAACTTTTTTGATACCTCGTCTTTGATTTTGAGAATTGCTTTAGCGGATGTAGTCGCTTCATCAGCAACTTCTGCAACACCGCGTAGAAAGAACTTAACCCAGTTTTCCCATTCCCCTTTCTTACGCACATCCATCAAACGGTCATAATACTCAGATCTATTTTCTTTGAAATAATAGCTCAAATATAGCAAAGGCTTGGAAAGAATTTCCTGCTGGCAAAGCCAAAACGTGATTAACAGACGCCCCATTCGGCCATTACCGTCAAGAAATGGATGAATAGTTTCAAATTGCGCATGAATTAGCGCTATTTTTACGAGCGCCGGAATACGGTCTTCCTGATGAAAAAATTTTTCCAAGTCTGCAAGTGCGCTTTCCATATCTGGGACAGTCGGCGGGACAAAGGTTGCTGTATTAAGATTACATCCCGCAGGGCCAATCCAATTCTGCGAACGCCTGAATTCCCCCGGACTTCTTTGGGAACCTCTTGTATTTTGAAGTAATCTTTTATGAATGTTTTTAATCAGGCGCAAACTTAGAGGAAATGTTTCAAGCTGTTCAAGCCCCCAATTCATTGCATTTACATAGTTTACTACCCCGCTAATATCATCCTGCCGTTGATCATCTATCTGATTATATTCTGCGCTCAGTACGTCCACAAAAGACGCTTGCGTACCTTCAATCTGGGAGCTTAATACGGCCTCTTTCTTCACATACATTGCCACGAATAGTTCGGGATTCGGTAAAATTTGAGTAATTCCGTCTAATCGTCCAAGTTTTCTGTCGGCCTGTGAAAGTAGCGATTGAATGTCTTCGTCATATTGAATGGGAGGTTCCGGCGGCAATGGAGCCGGAACAAATGCTTTGTACCCTGAAGAAGCGTTCATAAAAAATCCTGCCCTTTTTTCGTATTCCATAATCTCCTCCTATCTTATGCTTTGAAAGATATTTAATTCTTACTTTAAATGCATAGCACAACCCTTGCTACAATGTAACTGCTCTTTAGTTACGTTGAGCACTTCAATCGCTAATTAAATAAATTCTATCATTTTTTTAATTATTGTCAAGTTAATTTGTAAACAATTCGCTTTTACCGTTTAATACACATTTACAGCTTCTTCCGCTGTGCCTTTAATTCTGATTTCAAATGTCCCATTTTGGGACATTTGTTTTTGCGTTCTGGTTCCCTTGTGGAGCGAAGAACGGTGTTACTCCCAACACCGTGTTCTTTTGCTACGATTTCTACGGTGCGGGGGCTGATACCTTGGGGCCCATTTTGGGCACTAAGGTATTTCCCATCAGAACCGCACTCTGCATGATTACCTTGCGTCATCTTCTGCGCTTCATATTGCCGCCCGACCAGGTACGTTTTTTGAGCATCCGTCAGGTTCCGGCTTGCTCTGCTGGATGATCTCCTTTGCCGTGTCAATGTCGCCGGACTTGATGGCTTCGACGGCGGCGGGTAACTGGGCTTCGGGGATATTCCGGATTTCTTGAACAACAGACTGTGGAGTTTTAATAGCTCCGGAACGAACGGCATCTTTGAAGCCAGAAGATACAGATTCCGCCGCGTCAAGTCCCTCCAAAAACCTGTTTGCGCGGTCAACCGTTGAACTGCCGACGCCAAATTCTTTTGCGACAACTTTGCATAGACCTCGGCGCAATCTGCGTCGGATAACCGATCAAGCATT